AAGAGTTGGTAAATTGCGAGTTCTGCCAGAGATGACCTTTCACAGAAATTCACATAGTGTGTGTTGCACAATCCGAAAAAGAAAGTGTTAACCCAAGTTTGTCGGTCACTATGAGTGACCAATGTTCTCCTGGAAGTGTTTTCCCTAAATTTATAAACACATTCAAACAATGGGCATAGAATTTCGACAAGAGTTTTATAAAGCACCTCTTCTGATAAAAAAGCCATTGCAGCTTTAGCAGTTTCTATCAAAGTTTTCACATCCTGAGTGTCATATAAAGACAAAGCCATTTGTGGCAAACCGACACCCCACTTCTCTAAATATTGCTTAACATTTGCTTTGGTTAAACCCTCGGCACTTTTGACCCTTTTTACCAGCGACATTGTGTCTAGTTGCAATTCATACTGCTGGTGCTGTGTTAGTGTGCTCCACATCTTTTTGCTGTCGGCATACAGCTGAGAAAGAGTGACACCTATGTAATTCTGACTTAAGCTGACACTGTTAGGTAGGTACGTGTAGTCTGGATAAAATTCAAAGTTGGGGTATTTTTCTTTATATTTTAATAAACTGTACAGTAATGTTCCTGGTTCGCCAGGTAGTCCACTTTCGTTTTCAGAAGGCCAACAATCAACATCATACATTATTTCATATAATCTGGAGGATGTGAAATTTGATATCAAGTCCTCAAACCTAATCTTGACTTCCATCTTGTTAACATGGTGAGAGAAATAGGTGTATAGTGTCATGCCATAATACCCTTTCGCTCTCATGATTTCATCATTCTGAGGACATTCCACTAGTAATTGTTTACTGAGGTCAAAGCTTGATATTGCCCTACTGGGGACAAAGTACAATTTAAAACTGGGATCATCTATATCGTATGCATAAAATAAATTCTTTGTGTACAACAGTCTTTTGTTTATATCATAATTTATGTCATAATAACTCTCAAACATTTCTGCTTTTAGGATTAAGTCTCCCTCTTTGGGTAACCTTAATTCATAAACCTTTTCATAACTATTAAAGCATAGATGCTGACCTTCCTGTGTCCCGTCATACATTATCATTGTCCTCGCAATGCGTTCTATCCCGTGTTCTAGCAAAAGTAAGTCAACATAAGAGATTAAGTCTGCAATTTCTTCTGGGAAATGACTCAGAACCATCTTAACACATAAAGAATCTCTTAAATGCAAATCGAAATACTGATTTTTCCATACAAATCTAATTTTGCCAGGGCCTTGCCATCTGCCACCCACTCTTTGCTGTTCCTGCGCAAAGAAGTAGCACATTGTTTCCTTGAAAATAGAAACATTTATGGGGTTGCCATAGATGGTTTCTACAGAGTTCACAACTTCATGTATCACATTTATCAAAGACCTTGACAATATACTCAATCTTGGCATTTTGTGCAGAGTAGTTATTAGTTGAGTTACAGTCATCAGTGAGCTGTCGTACTTAACTATAAGTTCAAGTATTTTGTTGAATTCCCCTGTTCTCTTGAATTCTTCTTTGAAAAATGCACTTAACAACATGTACAAATCATAAATACAGTTGTCTGCCTCAGACTCTGAACCCCAAGTGTATGCCACACCTCCTAAAACCATTCTGGATGTTAGAGGCAAATGTATGCCGCGCAATTCTAGACCAACATAGGAATTATAAGCCAACAAATCCATTACAGCTCTGTAATCATTTATATAGTTGTACCCTCTAGGAGATTGGCAATACAAAGTAAATCTTCTGAGTACCTTACTTTTAAACGCTTTTAGTACTTTCTCCGTCAATGTGGGGTCCTTAGTTATCTTGTCAGGTAAGTATTTTTTCAATTGGTTTGCCACCTTCTTATCTGCCAAGGGGTCTTTCATTAGACATGCTAGTTTAGGTGCGAACATGTGTATGAGCACTCTATCAGCATTGAAATTATGTCCTACTGGAGATAAACCTATGTCCAAATTTATGGTCGATGGTCTCACTGTAGAAATTATAGGGGCACTGTTATCTAAACGCAGAACCACTTTGTTCAATACTTTAATTAACACAGCTATATCGTCATTTGCTGTTAAGATTGTGCTTAATTCGGTAACGAATTTTTCTATGTCTCTTTTGACATTTTCATTTTGCACAAGTTTTATTATTTCTTCACTGAGGTGTGTGTTGGAGAACTTATAATTTGATTCAGAAATTGACAATATGACATGCAGTATCCTCCTCAGCTCTTTGTAATTTGTCAAACCAGAAAGTGTTGGTACACAGTTTGTTCGTGCTACCCATAAAGCTCTTGTTATCCTACGCGACTTTGTTTGATAATCTAAAGACCAAACAAAGGTGTTTTTCTTTATTAAACCAGAAAATTGTACATAATTCCCTAAAGTTGTGCTTTTGTCTATGTGACTTAACATCCTTTCTTCCATTTCTGTAAGTTTTAAATCTTTCAACAGGGTTTGATAATCTTGAAAGCTTTCCAAGTATTTATTGAAATTTGTGTATTGTGGCGACAGTTTCTCACCATACAGTCTACTATTCAAACTGTATAAGAAGTTTAAACACGTCTTCCAAATGCTAGGGTTCAAAACTGAAAACTTTATCTCTTCATAATCTGACCCACTTAAAAGATACATCAGAGGATGGCTGTCAGGGACCCCCAGGCATGTATAAGGCACATTATAATCGATTTTTTCTAAAGGGAGGTTGTAGAAATATCTTATCATGGATGTTTGAACTCTTTGAGTGATGTATGCTTGAGAAAAGGAGGCACCATACGTCATTGATTCTATAGCTTTGCTTATGCTTACTAAGATGTCCCCGGTATAACCTTGATCTGTTGGTTCAATAACTGTGTTTGCACTGAATTTAGGTGTTGGAGGCAAATATACACCTGCTAAATACAGAACTGCAACAAGTTCAAAATAAACTTTTGAGACACAACTCTTCTTCTTAGACAGCATGTGATTAGTGCACTTAAGTATTATTTCATGTGCCGCACAATATACTCTCAAATTTGACAGATTCCTTGTGAAAGACTTTCCCCCACTATCATCACTGTGAGCTACCAGTATTAAATCACCACTCATTTTGTCTTTGTGTTTTTTATTCAGCTCTGATATGACGTACCGCAGATAAAGCTGAACTGCAGCATGCATCAAGGACGACAAGTAATTAAAAATCCCCATCATAAAAGAGAATATCATTGAATGGTATGCTGCATAATTAAAATCTTCACCATTTTTGTTCTTGTTCTTAATCACAGTAAATTCTTTGATAAATTCTCCAAAATGTTTATTGTTTACTGTAGCATCAAAAGTTCCTCCTCTGATCACCAGCAGCTTATTTAAATATTGATCCCAAAAATCCATAAACAATCTTACAAAGGGCTTAGGCAGACAAGATGATAGTCCGGACACAAAATAAAAATACTTTAAAAGGTTGGAATGCGGTGCCCACCTACGGCAGTCATATGTGTGGTATGTTTTGACACCACTGAAACCTGTTTCAGAAGCAGGTTCATGCACCTTAGAATGTATCCAGCCAGGTCTTTTAGCACCTGGGATACTTATCATCTCATTTGGCATGCTCTGACATACTTTCTTGAACATATTTTCCATTATCTGTTGTTTGCACTTTGTAGGAACATTCATAACATAAATCTCTCTTGAGCCACCTTTTTGTATTTTATGGACCGCGTGTAGTACCATATCATCGCTTATGTAATCTTTGTACTTGTCTATTAAACTGATGTTCCATTCTTCAATTTTTCTTCTCTTCAGGTAATCAGGTGAGTCATCGTTCAATAAGCTTACTAAGTTAGTTATAATATCCTTGCTGATTCCTTCTTTGAATATGACATAGTAACCTTTTTGTCCAAAGAAATCTTTGTCTATATATCTTCCCCTCAAACCGCTTGTATTGGCAATGTTATGGAATGGTTCAAAACAGATTTTTGAAAAATCTTGGTTAAAGTCCAAATTTTTATTCTTTTCTTTTATGTAATCCGAACAAAATTTCCTATTATCCAACTCAATTTAGGGTCAAAGTTGAAGTCACCTCTAAACATTTTTTCAAAGTAATCTTTATCATCTAAAGTTATCATTGTTTTCTTTAAGCTGTCTTTATCGCCATAGTCCCCGACCTGCTCTTTATATGTTAAAAAACTTTTATGTATATCTCTCAAGTTCTTAGATTGCTCATTTAAATTATCAACAGGCGCTTTGGTCATTAGGACAGTGAGGTATATTGAATTGCTGAAATCATTATAAGTCGATATTAAGACTCTGGTTATAGGATGAATAAGATCCAATCTATCTCTTGTACTAAGTTTG